CCGGGAACGCCATCGATAGACCATTCTGGAATCTCAACTATTTCTCTCTTCAAATCCTTTGCAGCAAATATTTGTTCTTTGGTTAAGAACATAGTTATTTTCCTTTCTACGACTCTAACGTGATTTGCCCGCTCACCTTAATGGTAACGTCGAGCGTAATCTTGTCGGTCGGAGTTATTGAAAGCGGGATACCCTGAACAAACCCGGCGAACGTAATCGTTGTCTCGCCAGTATCAGCAAACTTGATCTGATAGTTCACAGCATCATCACTTTCGAAGTCGTTAAGCATGTCAATATACCCATCGCGGGTAAAGTTCATATTGAGTGTGACGTTTTCCCCGTCTCTAAAGCTGGGAATATATTCTTTATATCCGCCGGTTGAGTCGAGATCGGTAACGTCAATCATATCTCTCGACATGCCAGGCCCGCCGATGGAATTGATTTCAGCGATTGCGGAAAATACTTCTGTAGAAGTACCGTCACCGCGTAGAAATGTAGTTCCAACACCGGACATTGCAGCTGTGCTCATAAACACCTCCTAAGCAGTTGTACGATGCAAGCGGAAGTTCACCGTAAACAGCGGCCTCCGGTTGTCATCGTAAGCAATAAAATTCACATCACCCATACACCATATCCCAACGTACCGAGCGCCATTTACTTCTTCATCATACGTTGCGATTAGGCTATCTCGAATCGCTTGTGCGAGTTCGTGACCTTCTCTATAACCACTCTTTGCGCCGCGCACGAGTACCTGTACGTGCGGACGCTCGTAGGTATAATTCATTTCAGGGTCTTCACCGCCGGTATCAAATATCGCTACGCACGCGGTATCCGCAGGCGCATCAACAGGAATCTCACTCACGAATAGATCAGTTGCAAACGTGAGAGCAAGAGACGAAACGGCTTCAAGAATATCTTTTATGTCCTCAGATGGAGCGTTCATATTGTCCTCTGTATTTTCGAGTGCTTGCGTAACAGGTCGAGAATAACCGCATGATTCTCTGAGATTGCATGTTCAAGAAACTTCCAGCCGGTTCCTGATTTCGAATACTGAAATTGCGTTCCTGTTTTCCAGTGCTTGTTTATTTCATGCACGATTGCGGCGTATTCTGCCGTGTACCAGATCGCACCAACCGGGCCGCTAGGTTGCTTCAATACTTTTGTATGAACAGACCCGGCAAGGTTTCCTGTTTTCCACGGCACTTTATCTGTTGAAGCATGCCTGACAAAAGAAAGCGCCGATGCCATGCCGGTAACAGAGCGCCCTTTCATCGCCGCAATCTCGCGCGTTAAATTCGCGGTTACTTTTACCATCCCAGATAGGAATCCAGCAGCCATTACAAATAAACCTTTCTCATAAAACCATCTGCTTTCTTATCGGGCGATTTATTGAAGCCTCTAATCTCGTAAGTATTCTCTGCGGTTTGCGGATCGGCTTCTTCCCCGCTTGAAAGATCGCCCAGATCGCCGAGGAACAAATACCCGCCAACGACTACGTCTTCCGAGACGTAAACTATCGCGCTTGATTGCTGCTCCTGCCCGGTCGTGTCTATAAATAGTTCCTTTCGTTCTTCCCATCGGCAATCTACCTCCGCTGGATCATCAAATGTACGTCCACCGTATCCGTCGTTAGTTGGATTATCCCAGTAAACGGCGGTTTGATTTAGCCCGCTCGTGAATCGTTTCGATCTACTTGTCATGCCATCGCCTTTATTGACATCGAACCTTTAGAGTTTGAAATCTGAGCGAGTACACCGTGGTGCTCCATCATCATTACTTGTTGCCCGTATGGTGTGAAATTAAGACCAAGCCCTGACTTGCCGTGATACGTCCATTGACCGTCACCGGTTTTCTCTGATTTAATCTGCGGATCGAGTGCGGCAGATAAGAAGTGAGCCGCAAGCCAGCATTCAATATCTGTGAGAAGTGCATCGCTGTATTCCTCGCCCGCGAGAACGTCAGTGATAAGCCGGTTAGCTGCGCGAAGGAATGGCGTTACCTGCTCGTTTGTAAAAGCGGTATCGATAATCTTTTTTACTTCTTCTTCGGTTGATCGTGTTGCCATAGCTACCCTCCGGTATTGCTGAATAAAAACTTCCCGTTACGCCATACGATAGGAGCGACAAAATCCTGTATCTTATTTTCATCCCATTCAAGACCGAGCCATTTTATTAACTCTTCAAGTTCTCTTAGATCGCCGTTTATCATGTGCTGCGGCCATATCTGAAAAACATTCAATCGTTCGTCGATCATTTCCTGAATACGTTTCTTATATTTCGACAGCCAGTAGTACCAGCCACCTTCATCTTTATACCTGAACATATAATCGGTCTTCATACAGGCTTCGATAATGTCCTCATCTTTTCTACGAATAAGAATCCACTTTGTACCAGGAAACGCTTCATTCCACACCGGCCATATAAGAGAGTGCTTTGTGCTTGCGAGATAGAACGGCCCGCTTTCGTAACCGTTCTCTTCTATTATCCTGAGTGTTCGCCGCCGCCATGCTTCGCCGATCTCTTTTGCAATCGAATTGCACTTGCTGATATTCGGGAGCGGTCGTTGCCCGCGTCTGTCAGCTTTAATCCCCTCAAGAAACGGGTTCAATATGTTGTCCCTAATATCTTTATTCTCTCCATACGCGCTTGCATCATAGCTATTGAGCTTTCCTTTCGTACCGCCCCACGCCCCGCATACGTCCACCACCCCGGCGATCATTGAAATGCCTGAGCGACACGGGCCTGTAATTATGATTGCATTGCTACTCATCTATCGGCCCGCCTAGTTTTGCCCGCTCAATATCTTCGTCATCATATTGCACGTACATTTCCTCTGCCATTATCCCGTCTTCGAGAACGCGGAACTCATGCCATGTATTAGGGGCTACCACAAAGTCATCACCCTCATTTAATACTGTTAGGTAATGGCACGGATCGCCTTCATCTACTATGATTTCAACCGAACCTTTTATAACAACAAACAGATTATATTTACATTGATGTTTATGCCACGAACACCTGAATCCTTTTTTGAGTATCAAGATGTTCGTAGTATGCACAGAGTCCTCTCGTATCATCCAGCGTTCGCCCCATACTTTTTGTTCGATTCTCATACTGCCACCTTTTCTTTAGAGTGAAAAAGTTCCGGCGAGACAAAATCATTTACTATAGATTCGTCCCATTCAAGCCCGGCATGCTCAATTGCTTCTCTGAGCCGCACGTAATCACCGCGTACAACATCATCGCTTTTAACCCACGATACATCTAGCCCGGCATCTTGCATATCAGCGCACCGTTTCGCATGCTCTGCATACCATAAAGACCAGCCCGCTTTATCCCGATACGCTCTCATAAACGACACGCGCATACATGAATCGATCACGCTCGAAGGATTGCGATAGACAATTATCCACTTGGCCGACGGAAAAGCCGCGTGCCAGATCGGCCACATGATGCACGCCTTGGGGCATTTACAGAACCATCGACCATCTCTATAACCTTCCTTCTCAAGTACCGCCATAACTTTTTCATTCCATTCCTTTCCGATAGTCTTTGCGCTTATTCTGAGCGTTCGCATATCAGGGAAAGAACGCTGTGCCACCCTATCGGCCCCGACCGATTCAAGATATGGCTTCACTATCTTGTTACGGATTTCAAGATTCTCGAACATGCCTTTTTTATTCCATTGGTTCGGCCCCTGCATGTCACCGCCGAACGCACCATGACCGGCAACGATCCCGGCTATCATAGACGTTCCGCTCCTTGCCGCCCCGGTTATAAGAATTGCATCACTCATTTTCTCATCCATGGTCTGTAATATCCGCCTTGTGCCATCGCGTATACTTTCTGTATCCCCATCGCCATTTTCTCAGTCGCTCCGCTTTCTGCGGATGTTTCGTGGCTTGCTGTAAATAACGGCCTCGAATTTTTAACAATCACGATTCTCGGATTCGCAATATATCGGAAAAAGAAATCAGTATATTCAGCATATGTCATGTCCTCATCGAAGCCGCCGATCTGGTGATACCGCGCCCGCTTTACAAACATCCCGATATTTGACGGGTTGTATCTTTTCTCACACCGCTTCCGTCTATCTGTGTCAACCATTGGTTGCTTATAAGTTTTTCTTATCTCGCTGCCGTTGCCTACCCAGTAATCCGCATAGAAAATATCTGCAAACCTCTCAACGCAATTCCTTCTAAAATCTTCTATAGCTGTCGGCTCCAATAGATCGTCTGAATCTAAAAAGAAAAGCCATCTAGTTGTCGCGATATTCGCCGCGTAATTTCTTGCATATGATCGCCCTCTGTGTTCCGGCAGTCTTATGGTTGTTACTATCTTATTTTCATAAGGCACCACCGGCGGATTAGAGTAATCATCTACTACAATAATTGCATGCGGCCTGGGACGCGCCGCAAGGCAGCTATCTATTGCACGATGAACATACTTTGCGTGCCCTCGCCCGCACGGTATGATTACCGTCACCTTATACATGCTTTCACGTCTTATCATGGCTTAGATGGAATGCTATCGCCTTTCCCGAAAATACAAACTTAACTCCACGTTTTTGCAACCGTTCGGCTAGATTGCCGTCGTTATTACAAGGTAGCTTTTCGTTATATCCGCCAACGGAATCGAAATCGCTCTTGTGAATAGCACCGCAAAACATGAACGGAGCCGGGCGTTCTTTCCCGCAGAATACACCTATATCGAATTGATCATCTTTCGGCACTCTCCAATATGTTCCGTCTGTTTCTACTTTATTCGGCGCGTAATCATTAACGTATAAATACGATCCGTTATTTATTGCATTCATCACCGAAGACATTTCAAGCGGATCGCCGTTATAAACTCTCGCCATAGCAACCACTCCCGGCTTGCATAATTCGAGAAGTGGAGAAACACAATCAGTTAAGTGGCACACTTCGCCACCCTGCTCGATTACAATTTCACATCTAGCCAGCGCGTGAGCGTGATTGAGAACGCGCGAGGGGTTTTGCCAATACCCACCGTTTCTCTTGAGTCTGCACACCCTCGAAAGCCATTCGTTTTCTGTGAGTACCGCCCGCGTTTCATCGCTCGAAGCATCATCAACGAGAATAATCTCTACATCTTGATAATGCCGCGACCGTAGAATCGGGAGTGATAGGCAAAGCTGCGGCCCTCTGTTTCTTGAAGCGATTATGATAGATGCTTTTTTCATATAAAGTTTACATGCTCCAAAGGTATCACTTCTATAAGTGCGTTTATTTCATGGTTGCGTGAATTGAATTGACACCGCTCGCAATCTCTTGCATTAAATGATGCCATAAATTCTTTCTTTTCTTGTGATTCCCACAGCCCCAAAAACCCCTGCTCTTTAACCGATCCAATTAGTCCGCGCTTGTTGTATGCGTTACAGCAACAGGTATAAGAGTTCATGTCTGCGCCGATGTATGCTGTTAAATACTGGTAAGCGCAAAAATCATAATCAGGAGGCCCAAGTCTTAGATCGCCTCGACGTTCTGACAGACTATTGATAGCCTTAAAAGAAAAGTCATCTTGCTTTTTAGCTTCCTCGCATAATGCCTCTGCTTCATCACCGAAGTCTGAATAATAGTTATCATTTTCAGGCGTGAAGTTTGACGCAAACCGTATGCTATCAGCGCCAAGTCTTTTTGCGAGTTCAGTCGCCGCAGGTATCTCTTCCCAGTTTTCTTTCGTTACAACAAAGCTGATCCCGACATAAACCCACGGCGCTATTTTGTTCCGCTCGCTCGTTAGCTCTTTAATATTCATGCAGACTTTCTCGAATGCGGTATTGCTATTAAGCCCGCGAATAGTTTTATATGTTTCAGATATTGCCGCATCTAACGAAACACGCACCCACGATGAAAGGGTTGATTTTAGAAGCGCCTCCCGCATACGCTCGTTTAGTTTCGATCCATTTGTTACCAGCGCCGTTTGAAGCCCGAATGTATGTGCGGCTTCGATAATAGCAGCGCATTCAGGGTGAACAGTTGGCTCGCCGCCGCCTGTAATTTGCACCGCCTTAACGCCCATCTTTGCTGCGTCTTTCAGAATCATTACAGCATCTTCGGTTGATAGCATCCTGTTCGGGTTCTTTACGAGCGCCCCGTTTTCATCTTTGACGGCGAACATATCTGAATATGATCCGTCCATTCTATATGCACAGAATGAGCAATTATGATTACATAAGTCCGAAAGAATAAGCTGTAAATGTACCGGCGCTATGACGTGCCCGCACTTGAGATCGGCAAGTCTATCAACATAATAAAGCGCCTTATTCGTGCTATACGGATTCATTTAGTACATACGTCCCTATGGTTACAGTGCCCGCCTCGTTCGTTCCTTTGTGCAATAGTTTCCATCCGAGTTCTGCTAGTTCATTGTGCGACCATTGATCGAGGTGCGTCTCGAATGGATTGCCGTATACCGAGCCGTCTTGCTTGCATTCGCTTATCGGAACGGTTAAGAATGTTTTAACGCCTGACAGCTTCAATCTATCTATCACCAAAAGCGCATCGTTTCTTTCTACGTGCTCAAGTACATCGCCAAGAATAATCGCATCGAATAACTTGTAGAATATCACTGGAAGGTTTCTCATATCCTCGTTTATTACTTTCCAGTAGACATCATCGAGCACGTTTTTTTCTATGCAGTCTTTCCATGCTTCGATGCCACAAACCAGACGCCACTTGCCGCTCAGAAGCCGCCCCCATTTACCATCGCCAGCCCCAACGTCAAGAATCAACGACGGGCTTCCTGTCTCAATAAGCCGCCTCAGTATGATATTCTCGCCTTCTATTGGCTGTTGGCTTTTCGGCATTTTCTATTCCTTTACTCCGATTAAAATAATACTTCCTTCGCCGTCTATCCCTCCGACGTATTTTCTATCCATGTTACCAATATTCAAAAACAGCTTTTCGATTTCATCGTGCGTCCACCCGACTGATTGTTCGCATACGCTGGCCGGGTCAATATCACTCGCACCAACAGGGGCAGCAAGAAACTCCATAAACATCCTGCCCCGCGTCCTGAGTACACGGACAGTCTCTCTGATATAGCTCGCAACCACCTCTCGCGGCATGTGCTGTAATGATGAAACCGAATAGACAAGATCGAAACATTCATCATCAAAAGGAATTGTATAGCCGTCGTTTTTTACAAAGGATAGATTTGCTTTATCCCAAAACAACTCTTTTGCCGCATCAAGTGGTGCATCATGCAGATCGATCCCGGTAACAGTATTTACTCGATGTGAAATTGCATTCATCATGCGACCGTATCCACATCCTATTTCTAGCACGTCATCAATAAAGAAAAGGCCCGCATTAACAGAAAGCTCTCTTGCGATGCCGCTGTTGTTTAGATGTAGCTCTTGATAATGCGGATGCTCAAGGAAGTATTTATTCCCTTCGTGCATTTCTCGCCAATTATTTATACATTGTTCTTTACTCATTATTATTCATACGTCCTTACGTCCGGCACGTATTCAAAGCCGCCCCGCTTTATTGCCTCTGATAGTCGCTTATTTATTTCATCACGTAATCTCACGCGCTGCTCTCCTGATTTTCTTGCTCTAAATTCACAATCAGCTATTACGCCTGCATCGGGGTTTTCTTTCTTTCTCTCGGCGATAGCCTTTGCGTTAGCGTCATAGCACTTGATATTCTCAATCGATAACTTGTCGATGAGTTCACCAATCGAGCAGATGAAGTCATATACTTTATCAGCCATTGAGCGTCATCCTTTCATATCCAAAACTATCGAAATCATCCTGGCAGTATTCCCACACGAGCGCCTCAGTTTCTTTGTTGTAGTAATCAGAATACGGTTCTTCAATATTTGAATTACTATTAAGGAACGGAAAATACTTCGCGCTATTGCCAACAAAAGGAAGTTGATTCAGTTCCTCTTTTAGATTCTCTAGTTTAAGAACTATTGCCGCACCTGATTTATATACAAAATCACTTTGATTCATGTAAATATCTGGCGACGTTTCTTTGCCAAAATACATCGGCAGTTTTGCTATCAGTAAAAGCAAGAAGCGTTCAAAGCTACACGACTTATCTACGAGCAAGCCGCCTTCTTTCGCCGTGTGCGTTTCCCATTTCCAGAGGCTATAACATCGCGCATACGGATTCCTTACAACTGTGAATATTAAATAGCCGCCGCCGTTCACGAATGGCCGCCAATCCCATGCGTGCTGCTCTGCTACTGGCGATCCTTTGCAGCACATTGCCAGCCATTTACGCATCGAAATTGTCCCTGTTTTTGGGATGCTGATATTCACATATTTATGTTCGTGCGATATAATCATTTACGCCTTACTTTCAAGAAGTACCATCCGCTTTTATACTGCGGAAACGTTTTGCGCGCAGATGTATGAATTACTTCGCCGCCGCACTGTTCGATTAATTGCTTTGCATAATCAGGCGTCCGTACCATCCTGCCGCCGAGCATCGTTACTTTATTATCAGCCGGTTCGCCAAGTATGGTTTCTGATATATTGTTTTCCTCTGCTATGTCAGAGTCGGCAAATTGAACCATAAAAACACCGTCATCCTTAAGGGATCGGATAACGTGCGGGAACTGGAATAGAATATCGCTCTCACTCATATGCTGAGTCACAACATGGCACACAATAAGATCGAAGAAGTTGTCAGGCAAAGTATCGGCTTTCTCATGCAGGTACGATCCTTCGATAACATCTGCTACGCTATAAAACGCTTCTTTGCAAATATCCATAGCCCATACGCGGCATCCTGCTTCGTTAAATCCACGAACGCAATAACCGAACCCGACGCCTATTTCGAGAACGCACATATCCTTGTGTAGATTCTCGCCAATCCCGTAATAGTTTTTCATGCTCTTGAATGTGGCTCCGCCAAGCGGCCCGTGCGCTCTCTGTTTGTGCCACCTCGCCCAGTGCGCTACATTCCTATTGCTGGTTATTGAAAACATTACGAATAACTCTCCATTCTCCATAGTCCGAGAACTCGTTTGAATTTTGGTTCACTAACGAATGCAATCGGAGCGCCAAGATTGAACGGCTCAATACTCATATTCAATTTACGATGCCCGTACCCAAGCTCAGGACCATCGATTTTATCAGTAATCTCGTTGTTAACGCGCACAGATTCAAATGTAGTGGCGATCAAAAAGCTCGAACAGCTTTTAACGAATCTATCGAGCGCCCTAATTGCCATATCTGTTGGTAAGTGAAAAAGCACGTCACGGCATATTATCAAGTCTGCTTTAGGTAATATCTGTTCTGTTATGTCCGCCTCTTCGAAAAACACTTCAGGAAACTTCATCTGATTCTGTAAAATCAATTCATCGTTTATGTCGTACCCGCGATATAAAGCATCGCCAATATTTACACGATTCATCCAGAACGAATAATCACCACACCCGCAGTCGTTTATCGATTTAATACTAAGGTCTTTTATAACGGTTTCAATAAAGACAGATACCTCTCGCGTGTTTTCAAATGTAGAACCATAACCACACGGCGGCTCCCCATTGTCGATCCCCCAGCGCCACCAATAATTAGCTCTGCCTTTATTCGTCATTACGAACCGTTCTCCATTTCTTCAACCCCAACAGGTCTTGACGTTTGCCGCTCGACTGCCTCGTGGTGATATACTATCGAATCGAAAACCATAAGATACTTCGCGCCGCCATTGTGGACGCGCTCAAAGAACTGTTGATCTGGCGGGTGTTCACCAAGAACGTTTATCGGGTTCCAGGGGCCGAATCCTTCCCACCATTTGCGATGCACTACGTAAGGCATCGAAGCACATGCACGCCAGCCGCCGCGTTCGTCTTCTGTCTCGATCTTTCCTTCGGCGTAAATATCTTTGTGCGCTGTCCAGAACTTCTCATAATCGAACGTTTCTTTTGTAGGCACCCCGCAATTCATATTTATTACACTCGGCCAGTCGATAGGTGATATATGCACGGAGTTTGGTATTACATCCTCGCCTGCATGTTTTACGAGATTCACTAGCCAGTTATGCCCGAATGCTACATCGGTGTTCACGATAGCCACGTAATCGTTATACTCATAGCCAACGTCCCATCCGTGATTCATCATCGCTCTGAGATTAGGAACATATTTCAATTCGTTGTTCGTCTGATATTCTGATCGTTTTATTTCAGGTCTTGCATCGAGCCATGCTTTGACTTCATCGCTCGGATTCCATGTAACAACGATGTAATCAAAATCAGTTGTACCCGCCTCGTTATAAAGCATCTCAGTCGAGAACTTCAGCATGTCAATCGCCGTAGAACAAAAATTAACTACTGATACTCGCATTTTCTAACACCTTTCTGCACGCCCACGATACGGCGCCCAATTTCAAATCAGCTTCGCTTCTGATTTTCTGATTCCATTCCTGATTGCGACCGGCATACCAATGAAGCCCGATACAATCATCTGGAATAGTAGGCCAGCGCTTGAGCCGGAATAACCACCCATGCCAATGACGAATCTTATGCTTGCCCGCCCAAGGGAACACAACGTGCTCGCTCAGATTTCCCGTAGGCGGTGTTTCGATAACACTAGCGCCGCAACACTCGTATATTTTAGGATCGTAAGCATCGCGTGCTCGCCGGTATATGTCTTCCCATTCCAGGCACGGCCTCCCTTGCATGAATGTTACCGGCAGATAATTCTTTTTTGGATAGCCTGAGAACACAACCACCTGAACGTCTTCTTTTATTTCAGGAAGCGGTTTCAAAAATACTATGTCCATATCTGCTACTGTGCCGCCGTAATTAGCGAGTAAATACCACGACAATAAATCGCTCGTGTGAACATCGTGCGCTTTTAGTGCGGCAATCTCCGGCGCGATGTCTTCGAGATATTCAATCTTTATATTCGCTGGCAGTTTTCGCATATCCTGATTGAGACAAAAATGCGTGCTCCGATCTGTAACCGCTATCTCGCATTCTTGCCGCTCCCAAAATCTAGTCTTAAAAGATGATGGCCTACGCCTGAGTACAAGCGTTATATCATCGTGAATAAGAGACGCACTGAGAAGCGTCATATATCGCAAGTATGAAAGCTCGTTCGGCCCCCAAAAG